ATGTTATCGCTGTAGGCTGCAAAAAGCTCTTTTATTTCGGATTGCTGGTCTGGCGTCAGCGGCGAATAGCTCTTGGAATGGGATATCGATGCGGCCCCCATACCGCCGGAGGTCGTATTGCGGTAGCTGGTCCAGCCCGTCGAATACGCCTCATCATTTTGGAAAAAGGTGCTATAGCCGGTGCCCGTCTGCTCGGTCTTGGTCTCGCCGCCACCCCCAAACAGGCTGCTCAACAGCCCACCCCCGGTGCCGCCAATGATGCCGCCCAGCAACGTCCCAACCCCGGGGACGATGCTCCCGATGGCCGCACCGAGCGCCGACCCGAGACCACTGGACAGCAGGCTGGCCGTGGTGCTCGCGCCCATGGCCGATCCGATCGCGGTGCCTATGCCAGTGCCTGCGCCAATGCCGCCCAGGACATCTTTCCAGCCGCCAGCAGTCCCTTTAGCTACCGCTTTGCTGAATGTTCCAGCGCTCCATCCACTGCTGCCGCCAGCCGCCCACAGAGAAGATGAGGCAGACCATACATCCCCTGCTGACTTATTAATTTCGCTGCCAATGGACTTTCCGATGTCCGGGACATCGCCGATGACAATCCCCAGGTCGGTTTGGGAAGTAAGATTATCCGTCAGCCGATCCCCGGACGATTGGCCGATGGCCGTACCAATCTGGGTCAACGCGCTGTAATCGGTGCTGCCGCCCGAAGTCTTGGCGTTTGTCACCGCATCGACCGCTCCGGAAGTTTTGCCCAGGATCCCCGACGCGGCATCCGATCCGACAAACTGTTGCAGGATCGGGATGGTCACATAATTATCCAAGGCGTAGGCGATCATCTTTTGGATGATGCCCATAAAGTAGTCGAGCATCGAATCGCCGGCATTTTTAAACGCGTCGGCCATGGACTCGCTGCCGGTGATCCAGCCCTTGAACGCATCGGTTGCAGAGGATGCAATCGTACCGGATAAATCATGGACGCCAGACGCGATATCCTTGGATACTGATATCCAACCATCATGCTTCTGCGTCAGATCATCTTTATAAAGGCCAAACTCCAGTGAGAGCTGATCCTTGAGCGTGGAAAGGAAATCTTGCTCGTAGTTAATGCGGGCTTCGATCTCTTTTTGCCGCAGATCTGACCGTTGTTTTGCCGCATACGCCTCATAGGCATATTCGCTGTCGCAGTTGGCTTTGACTGCCGCGAGCTGTTTTTCAAGCGCCTGCCGCTCGGACTCCCAGTATGCGGAGGAAAGCTTCCCGCCCTCTCCCAGACGATCAAGCTGGCTTTTGAGCAAATGGGACTGATAGGCATCCCAGCGGGCCTGCGCATTCGCGACAGCGTCGGCATCGGCCTGATCGCTCTGAGCCCTGGCTTCGCGCAGATCCTGGATGTATTTTTTATAGCCTTCCAGCCAATCCGCCTTCTCCAGCGACACCGGATCGGCCAGCAGATTCCCCATGTCCCGAGCGTACTGGGCTGCCTTATCTAACTCTTTTTCAAAATCTTTAATCGCGGCGACCTGCCGGGCCCCTGGCAACGCCTGTTCCAACAGCGTCCAGGCCGTGGCATAATCAGAGACATCCCCTTTGGCCCCGACAACATGCTTGCGGATTTGGCTAAACAACCCATCGAACGTCTTGTCTACTTTGAGCACCTCGGATTCCAAGCCTCCTGACAAGGAATCTTCCAAACTGGCAATTGTATTCTTTACTTGATCCAGGAAGGCTGCCGCGCCTTCCGCATACTTTTCAACAGAATCATTTGCTCCGCGTTCTTTTGCTGGCTTTTTTAAAGCCACAGTTGGGACATCAGGAGATTTTTTTACAGGGGTGACCTGTTTGGACAAATCTCCACCAAACATCGTTGAGAGTTCGGAAATGGTCCCTGTATTGTCACTGGTTAAAATGGATTTCGTTTTGGATTCAAGCGCTTGTTTTTTATTCTCATCCCTCAGGCGGTCGCCTGCCGCCTGGAGCTTCTTTACAAGCTCGTCTGGACCAGACATCGCCCAGTCCGTGAACGACATCTCTCTTTTTACCACTGCGATCCCGGCCGCAATGGAGTTGGAAAACATCTGATACTCACGGGTTGCGGCCATAAGAGCCGACGTAATCCAGTCAATTGCTGTAACGATACCACCCAAAGCGGTCACCACAGCATCTTTGTCGGCCATTACCTCCGACGAAAAATTCTCCATGCCCTTTGTCATCAAAGGAGCCAGCTCACCACCAAATTCAATCGCCATCTGTCGCAAAGTAGCGTCATAGGCATCCTTGACGGCTTGCGATGTTTTTAACCATCGTTGATATGCTTGATCTGTCTCATTTGCTCCAACCTCTACAGCATGCAGGATATTGACATAACGTCCCCACTCCTGGGCCGAAAGCCCGGCAATCCCTGTCAACGCCTCAGAAGATTCAAATAATTTACCCAGGGTAAAACCGGACTTCTCGGCTACGGCCTGCAGTTTCTGCAGCGCGCCGGCAAACCCCTCCTGCTCCACCATGGCCTGCCCGGACGAATAGCCCAGGGCTTTGAGCACCTTCTCCATGTTCTCGGTCGGCTTATAGAGGCCGACCATGATCGCTTTCCACTTTGTGGAGGCCTCCGCCGTGGAGCCAGAAGTCTGCGTGATCAGGGCCAGACCGGCGGCCATCTCCTCAGCGGAGACGCCGACCAGATGCGTCACCTCGGCCACGTCGCCAATGACCGGCACCAGTTCGGCAAAGGATGTCTGGCCCAGGTTATCTATGCGGAACAATAAGTCAGAGGCTTCAGCAGCAGATTTTATCTCACCGTCAAAACCGGCCATCAACTTGGTCAGCGCCTTAACCGTTTCGGATTGCTCGACATGCGCTGCCTTTGAGGCCTTGGCCGCCGTGGTGAGCAAATCCATGGCAGCCGCCGTATCCATCGCACCGGAGGACAGCACCTGATAATATCCCTGCATCAGGGCGGTGGGATCGCCCAGATCGCGAGGCATCGACTTTATCTGTGCATCAATGTTGCCGAGGCTTTGGTCTGTCACTCTGGCCATGTCCGTCAGAGCGGACTCATAATCGCGAAACGCCGCGAAGGAATCAGACGATATCTTGGCGACTTCCCGAAGCGACACATAAGCTGCAGCTGCAGCCCCGGCCCGCTTGGCAATGCCGGCCAAGGAGATCGACGCTTTGTCGGACTCCTTGGTGGCTATCCCCATCTTGGCAGCAAGGTTGGAATATTCCTGGGCGGTCAGGCCGGCGTACTTGCGGAGGTTGTTCAGAGCGCGGGCGGCCGTGTCGGCGGACATGCCCTCGCGCATCCGCTTTTCCAGGCTGGCCATTTCCTTCTCTGTCAACCCGGCTTCTTTGCCGAAATAGGAGAACGCCGCCCCCCCGTCCTGTATCTTTTTTTCAAGTGTCTGGACTTCCTTGGGGAGCAACCCGATGCGTGCGGCCAAACTGTCGGCTTCTTTTCTGGTCAGGCCACAATATTTGACAAGGTTGTCGAGCTGGCGCGCGGCAGCATCCATGGCAATGCCTTGGCGCATCTCGCTTTCCATGACACCCCACTCGCCAGCCGTGGCCCCCACGGCCTCGCCGAGCTTTTCAAAACCAGCCCGGGCGCGCTTCATTCGGCTTGTCACGTTAGTGGCAAAGGCCTCGGAAACACTGTCCGCCTGCTTAAGCGCAGACTGAAACTCGCTGCCATCGGCGGTCAAGGCCACTTCGAGGGTGCCAGCTCGGATACGCATACCTGGATTGCTCCTTTCCACGTTGGTTGCCAGACAACCGGGCATGCGTTATTCGCTGGGAAATCAGACCAGAAAGAGGCCTTATGACACTCTTGTTCGACGACACAAAAAGGCTGGAAAAAGCCATCGGCGAGGAAGCCACCCGGGCTGTCCTCAACATCGTGGAAGCCACCAAGGGCGAGGCCGCGACCAAAGGCGACATGGAAAAACTCCGGGGCGAGTCCCGCGAGGAGTTTGCCAATGTTCGTGGAGACATTAAGCGCCTGGAAATGCAAATCCGGTTGCTCATCATCCTGGCGCTGATCGCCATCGCCATGTTCAGCCCAAATCTGGCCGCGTTGGTGAAGTTGGCAAAGTAAGCCGCCTAGCCCCGCTTTGCCATTTCTGAAGCCCCAGTGTTCACTGGGTTTTTTTAATTTTACCAACATGGACGCGCTATGTTTATCTTGACGCGACTATTTCGTTTTCTCTTTGCTAAGACAGTATCAAGCCCAGGATACTCAACAAAGCAAGAACAGTCCTTTGAAACAACACCACTTCACGTCGACGACCAGAGACTAGACAATTCAACTACTACCAAAATATACAACGACGATGCATACGACACAGATTCACTTCCGGTTAACAATCTTAATTACTGGATTCACCGGAAAAGACATTTGATAAACGTAGAAATGGCACTTGCTGAGCGAGCTGACGCTTTTAATGTAGACATAACAACCAAGAAAACCGCTCGCTTTGTCCTTGATGATCCTCCGCCTATTGTAAATTTTAAAAATAAAAATTTTATTTTCTCTGGCGTATTCAAAAGGGCCAGAGAAGACTACGAGCGTGACATAAGGCGCAGATTCGGCGTGATAGAAAGTTATATTTGTCACAGAACAAATTACCTAGTCTTAGGCCCTGAAGCGGACAAACGATGGAGGTATATTATTTTTGGAACAAAAGTTGATGATGTATTTGAACACAAAGAGAAGGGCTATCCAATAGCCATCATTTCTGAGGAGCACCTTCTTGCTGCCATTGAGTCGACGGAACCAAAAACAAGAGGACCCGCTGTAGTCCTGGGAAAAATTTTTTTCCTAACTGGCCGATTCAAGAAGATCAACCATGAGTGCGCCCGCGAAATCATAGAACAGGCCGGCGGCTACGTTTCCAAGACGCTGACCAAAAGAAATGTTGATTACGTCGTGGTCGGATCGAATTCCACAAAAATGCTGGAAAAGGCCCACGATTGGGGGAAAACAATCCTGACCGAAACGGAATTCCTGGCCCTACTCGAGCAAGACCTTTGATGAAACGCCAGCCTCGCCCCGGTCGCCCGGGGGCTTTTTCTTGTCTCCGACAGATTTTCATGCAGCCATACTTGACAACCTAGATAACTTAGACTATTTATGTTGTCAGGAGGTACGGAGTGGAAACAACTATTCTCAATGTCAGAGGCTTTCCCGTGGACATTCACAGAGAAGCCAAAGCCGCAGCAGCAAGGGAGGGAATCACCCTTCGGGAATGGTTTGTGAAGGCCGTCAAGGAGAAATTGGCAAGAGACAACGAAACGAAATAAGCGGTCCGGCCCGGTGTTACGAGCACCGAACCGGACCTAACCACAACCCACCTAAATCGGAGGTGAGTCATGGCTCGGACCCATGTAAACAACACCGGCTTTGCCGGCAAGACCACAACCGCGCCTGCCGGCAAGGTCATTGCCTTCCGCACCACCATCACCACCCGCCAAGCCCTGGGCCTGATGCGCCGCGCCGGGGCGTTGCTCGATGCCGCCGGGGTGGCTCGGGAACGCCGCACCGCCGCCTTCGGCACGGTCATGGCCCGGCTACTGGCCAGCCTGGACTGCCACCACGTGGTGCGCATCCCGGTGCCTGCCTATCGGCAGGCTGTGGCCCTGCTGCCTCAGATCGTGAACATCACGGCCCGGGAGGTGCGCCATGGGTAGCGCCAGCCTGGAATACCAAGCCGACGAACTGGCAGCCCTCGGCTGCGAGGCCGCGATCCTGGCCGATTTGCTGGAATGCAAGGCCAATGGCCTGTGTGAAACCCCGCAGGCTGAAACGCTCTACTACATTGTCAGCCAGTTGCGGCAACACCGGACACGGCTGGAAACCGTCGAAGCGGCCTTGAACGACTACTGGGCAGCCGGGCGCGTCTGCGCAATGCCGCCGAAGAGGCGGACCTCATGAGCGCGGTGCAGCCCTTTTTCTTCGAAGGCCGGCAGGTAAGGGTGCGAACCGACGAGGCGGGTACCCCCTGGTTTGTGGCCAAGGATGTCTGCGGAGTTCTCGGAATCGAAAACCACAAGGATGCCATCAGACGACTTGATGATGACGAAAGGGGGGTAGCTACTACCGACCCCCTTTCGCCCGGTGGTCCCCAGCAAGCATCGACCGTCTCCGAATCCGGCCTTTACGCCCTGATCTTCACCAGCCGGAAACCGGAGGCCAAAGCCTTCCGCAAGTGGGTGACGGGCACGGTGCTGCCGGCGATCCGGCGGAGCGGGGGCTACGCCATGCCCGGCTATGTGCCGGGAACGCCGCCGGAACTGCCCGCAGCGGCGCGGCGGCTCAAGCCGACGCTGCGGGAACGGGTGCTGGCCGACGCCTTGCAGGCGGCCCGGCTGGACAACGCCGGTTCGGACGTTGTGCTGGCCTACTTCGATCTGTTCTGCCGGCTGGTGGGCGATCCCGGACCGGCTCCGGCCCTGCCCGGCGCACCGCCCCTGCGAGTGACCGAATGGGAGGTCGTGGACCAGTTCGCCCGGGAAACCTGTCAGGAAGCGCCAGGGGCCTCCTTATGGGCCGCCACCATCCACCGTGCCTTCCAGCGCTGGTGGCGGCGCGAAAAAAGGCCGTGCCCCATGCCCAGCCAACACGTGTTCGGCCGCGCCCTGGCCCAGCACTTTCCCAAGCGCAAGACCGGCGGCCATGTCCGCTACTATGACGTGCTGCTCGACCCAACAGTCTGAAATCTTACCCTGGGGCCTCCCGGCAAGGAGAGGCCCCAGGGGCGAATAACGCATACTCGGTTGTCAATGATCGTGAGCGCGACCAGTGTCGCCGCTCTCTCAGCCTTGTTTCCGATCCTACCCCTTTGCCGCCTCGCGCTGCCGCTCAGCTTCCTTGGCTTGTTCCCTGAAAATCAGGTCCGACAAGAACTGCACTTTCTCTAAAGTCTCGGCTTGGTCATGAATCTGGACGCCTTCCAGATCCATGAAGCATTTAACGGCAAGGAAGTTTAAAGCGATCCGATCCCCCATCGGCGAAACGATGCATTGCCCAGAGCAACGCAGGTACACGCCAATGGCCGTGGAATTTGCGGCCAGCAATTCGGGTCGGCAGGATGCGCATGGTGCCCCGTTCTTTTTTTGCTCACGTTCAGCCGGGGTATCCCGTCTGGTGATCATGTATGCGCGCCTGCACACATCACAGGGTTTCCGCCCGACGCCGGCAATCCACAGCCCTAGCTCTTCAAGTTTTTTCTTTCCGCCTCCTGTTCTGCACTGACGACCGCAGCCAATTCCGTGCGGAACGTTCCAACGAGTTGTCCCAGATCCTTTCTTTCCCTGGCCATCAGGATTTTATTTTCATCCGTACACGCCAGAGGTATTCCAGCAGCATCCAAAAAATTTTCCCAATTCTTGATAGCCGCGCACAAAAAGGCATACCGGGCATCCCCTTTTGCAGGATTGATAGTCACCTCGCGCTGCAACGCCCCTGTCGCATCGGGGCGCAGGACAGCCCGGTACAGTTCGATATTATCCTCGATATCCTGTTGCTCTCCGGGTTTGATATGTCGGATCTCGACTCTTGCATTGTCAGGATCATCAGGGATATCACGCCAAACGCTCCGCTCGGTAGTCAATCGCATTTTTCAATCCTCCTCCCCGTGGTTTACGAAGAGCCCGGCAGATCGGGGTAACCAACCGGGCCCAGCCGACGCTTAGAGCGTTCCGCCATGCAATGTGATATTGTGCCCAGCGGCCTCGTCGACGATTGTTTTGACAGGGCTATGCAGCGAAAGTTCCCCAGCAGCCACGGCAGTGATGAGATACTGCCCATCATTATTGGTTGAACCTTCGACAATAAGTGTTTGATTGACTGCAAATCCAGCAGAGGCAAACCCATCAGCCGAGTCTGTGAGCTTCCCGCCTGCACCAGTGAAAGCAAGGGTGGATGCGGTTAAATGCTTGACGAAAATGCAGTACAAACCGCCGCACGTCATTTCGCCACTGATAGAGATAATGCCGTTTTTGTCCGCATCGCCTGGGGCATGCTTGGAAACCTGCCAGCAGGATTCAGGATCAGTTGCCAAGTCCGGAGCCAGGAAGTTGTCGTAGTCGATATAAATCCTGGCATTGTTGAATTTTTCGTTCATCTTCAGGTACTGTTTGAGTTGATCCTGTCCTTTGGTGTCGCCCAGGAGCATGTTGCCGCTGTAGGTGATCCGGCCGATCTTGCCCGTGGTCGTGAATTCGATGTCGAACGTTCGACGGAATTCGCTGGCGCTGATTACGTCCCTGGTCAGTTCAGGGAGCCCCAGTTTATTGAGGCCCTTGACCACCGCCTGATCAGGGGTGTTGGCCTTGAGCACCAGGGCCGCATCAACGGCAAGCTGAAAGTTGGCGCGTTCCATGTGGATGGCTCCTTACATGTCAGTTTCGACGAATCCGGAGAGCTGGACGCCAGCCTGCCAGGAACCGTCAGGGGTTTTCATGGGGGTGATGTCCTCGCCGCGAGAAAGTTCAAAATCCTTGAGGCCAGAGCCTGACATGGGCTGGCCCTCAAACAGACTCAGGGCATGAGAGGCCAGGATGGCGGCCTCTTTTTTGGTTGCCGCATAAGCCATGATCTGCAGGGATACGAAGTCGATGCGCTCGGTCAGGGTGTCGCGCGGAGAGACCACCGGGACGTCCAGGACGGCATAGGGCATCGGCCAACCGCGCAAGGCCTCATGGTAGGCAAACCGGCCACTCACGCCGATGTGAAAGGCATGATCCGCATGAGTAGCAAACCACGCGGCCAGAGCGTCCAGCAGCCGGGGAAACGCGCTTTCACGCGTGGCATGCCGGCTCATTCGCCGCCGTCCTTCATTCGCGCGGCCACGCGGGCAAGATCGAACTTTGCAGCGCTTGGCCGCAAAAATGGTTTGGCCGGCCTGCTTTTCGTACCGAACTCGACGAATGGGCCATATGGTTCGCCGGCCTCGACGTATGCGGTGACTACCGTCCCATCGCGCTCCGCACCAACAGCAAGGGAGGCCTTGAGCGCTCCGGTACGGACAGGCACCAACCGTTCGGCTTCGGGCAGCACTTCTTCACGCAGCTCGGCTGTCATGCCCGCAGCCAACCGCCCCATGATTGTTTCGAAAGAATCGGCAAAATGGACAGGCATTACGGCTGCTCCTCCTCTCGGACTTCGGCCTCAAAGAGAGAAAAGCCACGAACGTGATCGGTGCTGGCGCTGGTGACATGGAGGATCTCGTGGGCCGTGACCAGACGGCAGCCAACGGCCAACGCACTGCATGCCGGCATCCATCCGTGGCGATATCCGACGCCAACCTCCCGGGCGGCTTGCACCCGCTCCTTGCCACCCAGGGCCAAGACGCAGGCCTTGCACGT